CATGGACGAAGAGACCGCCGGGAAATGGCGGACAGCCTGTACGGAGCGGCGAACATCGAGAACGCCCTGCTGCTGTTCCAGAAGATCTGGACGGCGAAGGAAAAGGCGCTGCGGATGGAGTTCGGGCGGATTCCGGCTCCCGGAACGGGCGGAAGCAGCGAGGACAAGGAAACGCAGGAAGCGCTGAGACTTGCGAAAGAACTCGGTCAGCAGAAAGCACAGTCCGCTACATCCGTTCGCGATCAACTGAAGGGACTTGTCCGGTAAGGACAGTTCTTATAACAAACTCAACGAAAGGAGCAATGTTACATGAAATTTACGACGACTGAAATCGGCGGCGGCGTTGAAATCCTTGCGAGCAAGGATTATCAGTCCATTCCGATCAAGGTGGCGGCCCCCGGCAGCGGCACCATTGTCAAGGCGGGCACTCCCCTGACCGAAGCGGGCGAAAGCACCACGGGCAGCGGTGCGGTCGGAATCCTGCTGTATGACGTGGAACCCGCGTCCAATCCCAACGGCGCGATCGTCGTGCAGGGCATCATCGACGCGACCAAGGCACAGGCGCACAGCGGCGTGAGCTATGTGGACGCCCTGTACAGCGCGCTGCCCGGAATCATCTTCCGGACCAACATCGGCGCGCAGGGTGAAACCGGTGCCACCGGCGAAACCGGAGAGACCTGACCGGAGGGTAACCGATGAAAATACTCATTGCTGTACCGACGTTTGAGACGATCTACCCGGACACATATAAGTCAATATGGGATCTGGATAAGTGCGGGCATGAGTGCCTGTTTGAAAGCGTGAGGGGCTATGACGTAGCCACGGCGCGGAACAGGATCGCCCAGAAAGCGATTGATCTTGAGGCAGACTACGTGCTGACGGTGGATAATGACGTTGTGCTTCCGAAGGATGCGCTGCGGCTTTTGCTGGAAGACGCGAAGGAAGTGAATCTCGGCTATTACGCCCATCGGGACCCGAAGAACAACTATACGGGTCGGATGTGCATATGCAGGCTGAAGGACGCGAACGGCAAGGAGTATTACCACTATCCGGCGGAATCGCAATACACCGCTGACGAACTGCGGCAGATGGCGGACGACGGTGTGAAGAAGATCGAGATTCACGGCGGCGGAATGGGTTGCGCGCTGATCTCGACGGAGGTATTCCGCAAGACGAGCTATCCGTGGTACGACTGGGTGAATTACGGCGACGCGAACAGGGGAATGCTGAGCGAGGACCTTTACTTCTGCTCCCTGTGCAGAGCGAGTAAGATCCCCATTTACGCGGATGTGCGGGTAGGGTGCGGCCACATGTTCCGGTATATACAGTGGCCCGAATGAAGTAAAGGGGGCTTTGCGGTCGCCCCCTTAGACCCCTTCGCGCCTGTGTAGAACACAAAACGCAGGCGAAGAAACACAAAACGAATGAAAGGAGCAAAACAATATGGATTTCAATGCTTTTCTGAAACTGGTCTCCCCCGCGGCGATCAGCATGAACTGGAATGAAGCCCAGACGAATGCGGACCCGTATCTCGGTGAAGCCCTGTTTCCCAGGAAGCAGAAGGCCGGTCTGGATCTGAAATGGTTCAGGGGCTATAAGGGCCTGCCTGTCGCCCTGATGCCTTCCGCTTTCGACGCGCAGGCAACCTACCGCGACAGGATCGGCGTGAAGGCCGTGGAGACGGAAATGCCGTTCTTCCGCGAGGGCTTCAAGATCAAGGAGAAGGACCGTCAGAACGTTCTGCGGGCCATCGACACCAAGGACCCCTACGTGCGCGAGATCATCGCCAACGTGTTTGACGACGCCGGACAGCTCATCGAGGGCGCCCGCGTGGTCGCTGAGCGGGAGCGGATGCAGCTGCTGTTCGCCAAGGACGGCAACGTTGGCATCACGATCCAGGCGAACGGGGTGGACTACACCTACAACTACGACGCGGACGGTTCCTGGAAGCTCAGCAACTATATCGCGCTGATCGGCAACAAGCAGTGGACTGACGCTGACAACTCCGATCCTTTCGCGGACATCCAGAACGCGAAGGACAAGGTGCGCGACAAGGGCGGCATCCCGCGGATGCTGGCGATGAACTCCGCTACGTTCCGGACGCTTCGCGGCAACAAGAAGATCCTGAACAAGTTCATCACGAACACCGGCGTTTCCGTGGCGGTGGCCAGCGACGGCGATCTGATCAAGGTCCTGAAGGAGACCATGGAACTGGACGGCATCGTTCTGTACGACAAGAAGTACCAGAACGAGAGCAAGCAGACCTTCAAGTTCTGCCCGGACGGTTATGTGGCGCTGCTGCCTGACGGTGCGCTGGGCAACACCTACCTGGGCACCACGCCGGAAGAAGCGGATCTCCAGGGCAAGGTGATCGCGGATGTATCCATCGTGGATACCGGCGTCGCCGTGACCCAGGTGCTCAATCCCCATCCCGTGAACGTGAACACCTACGTTTCCGAGATCGTCCTGCCCAGCTACGAGCAGATGGATCACGTAGCGCTGCTGAAGGTCTTTTAAGACAACGGAGGGCTTGCCATGAAAGTAAAGGCAAACTACGGCATCGGCTGTGAGAAGGGGTATTTCGAGACCGGAGAGACCTTTGACATCGACGCAAAAGACCTTCCGATGTACGGCGACGCGGTGACGGTGTTGGAGAAAGCACCCGAACCAAAGGCGGAACCCGCGAAGGAACCGGAAACGAAGGTGCCGGAGGCCAAGACGGAGCCTGCGAAGGAACCGGAAACGAAAGCGCCGGAAGCAGACGAGACCGAACCCGCGGAAGAGAAACAGGCAGCGCCGAAGCGGACCACGCGCAAGCGCGCCTGACAAGGCAGAAGGAGGCGAACAGGATGAACATGAATCAGCGGGTCACGTTGCTGGAAAGCATCGTCGGCGACGAGGAAGAATCAACCCTGCTCGCCTACCTTCAGCTCGCGGGACAGGCGATTCTGAACAAGGCGTATCCGTATGAGAGCGCGAGCAAGCCAACGGATGTACCGGAGAAGTATCAGATGCTGCAAGTTGAAGTTGCGGCATTCCTGATGAACAAACGGGGCGGCGAAGGCGAAACGCAGCATATCGAAAACGGAATCCACCGGAACTATCAGAACGCCTATATCCCGGACGACATGCTGCGGCAGGTCGTACCGAACGTCGGACTGCTTCTGTGAGGTGAACGGATGTGAAGTGCCTGAAAAGGAACCTGACGAAGTTCACCTACCGCAAGTACCTGGGGGAGAGCGACTACGACGAGGAAACCGGCGAATACACCGGAGAACCTGTGGCGCGGTACAGCGATCCCGTTGAATACGAAGGCAACATTTCAGCGCCGAGCGCGTTTGCGAATCAGACCTTGTTTGGGGTGGACACCCGGTACACGCATGTGCTGGTGATGGACGACCCGGAGGCGGATATCGAAGAAACGGGCCTGATCGACTGGAATGGCAAGACGTATGAGGTACGGGCGGTGCGTCCCAGCCTGAACGTGCTGGCGGTGGCGCTGCGGAAGCAGACGGAAAACACGGCGGGCAGCGAACCGGCGGAGGGACCGATGGGTGAAACCGGTGAAACCGGCGAAACGGGCGGTGAAGCGCCGTGAGCCGCGATCTCAAATCCATTCACTTTGAACTTTCTCCGTCCTCCATTGCAAAGGCGATCAGGGAACTGAACGAATTTCAGAAGCAACTCAAAAAGGCCATGAACGAGCTGGTGGAGCTGCTGACGAAAGACGGCGTGGACATCGCCAAGATGAACGTTTCGGCGATGGGCGCGATCGACTCAGGGGCGTTGGAAGCGAGCATTAACGGATACTTCTCTCCCAATTTAGGAACTGGATTTATCCGGGCAGGCGAAGGGCTGGACAACGGCTACGCGATCTTCGTGGAGTACGGAACGGGCATTATTGGCGCCGCTTCTCCGCATCCGGGGATCGGGGACAACGAATGGACCGACCCGCCGCCGAACAGCTACAAGGGCCACGTATACGACAGATACGACAGCCAGGGACACGGAGCGGACGGATGGGTCTACAAAAAGGACTCGGACGGAAGCTACCACTGGACGCTGGGATATCATTCCAGACCGTTCATGTACGAAACGTACAGGTGGCTGGAAAGCATCGCCCCGAGACGGGCGGCGGACACGTTCGGACACATGGGAGGCGGTTAAATGATCGACGCTGAGCTGAAAATCTTTAACGCGGTCCGACCCTATGTGGTCAGCCTGTGCGCGACGAACGGGTTCAAGAGCGTATACACACCGAACCCCGCGGCGTTCCCCACGGTCTGCCTGTACGAGATGGACAACGCGACGGTACGCAGCCGCCAGAGCAGCACGCCGGGAGAAAATTTCGCCACGATCACCTATGAAGCGCAGATCTACGCGCAGACGAAGGCCAAGTGCCGGGAGGTGTTCGCGGCGCTGGATGAAGCGATGATCCTGATCGGATTCAACCGCTTCAGCGGACAGTTTATCCCCAACGCGGATAACACAAAGGTATTCCGGTACGTCGCGCGGTATGAAGCGGAAATCGACGTAAACGGCGTGA